TAACGCCGTCTTAGGTATGTCCTCCTCTAATGCTAGAACGCCAATGTTGTCGTCCGTAGCACCCAAAAGATAATGCTCAAGTTCTCTGACAATCTGAGACTTACCCATGCCTGAGCCTGACGTAATAGTGACTAGTTCCTTCCTGCGGAAACCGTAGGTCATCTCATTAAGACAATTCCAAGGATACAAGATAGACTTAACATCAGCCTGTTCCATGATCATGTCCCAAGTGTCACTGCCTGACACAATACCGTCGGGTTGATATGTCTTAGCGTTCCACCACTCCTTAACAAAACCAGTGACCTTGTTAGCCTTGAGCATATCCCCTGCATCCTTCATAGGCAAGGTGACATTCTTGGCCTTGTTGGGGGTGAATAAATCAAGTACAGCTTTGGATGCCTCCTGTCCTGCCTTGTCATTGTCAAAACAAATGACTACGTTCTCAAAGGATTCTAACCACTCAAGGTTTTCTTTAATGTCCTTTGATGCTCCGCTTGCGCCACTTCTAATGGAGACAACGGGCCATTTCCCGTCGAACATTTCGTGAACGGCAAGTGCGTCTGCCTCGCCCTCTGTGATCGTAATGTACTTACCGCCACCTTTGAAAGCTTGTTGACCGAACAACCCAACATTGCCGAACTCCCCTGTTGCATAAAAACTCTTGTTGTCCACAATGCGAACCTTAGTGCCCGTAGGCGTACCTGAGTCCTTATCGTGGTATGGATAATGATGTTTGACAATTTGCCCCTGAGCATTGTACTCAACCGTTACGCCATACTTTTGTGCTATGGCTTGGCTGATACGCCTGTCAGGGATTGCCGCTACTACTCCTGTCATCTCTAATCGCCTCGTTATACTTGGTGTTGCGTTTACAACCTGACCCGTACCTCTCTCGTAGTGGTCACAACCGCCTGTAAAACAAACGGCGTGACCATCGGAGTACCTTGCTAGGTTGTTCTTAGAGCCACACGCAGGGCATGGCTCATGTTTAACAAAGGTAGACGACACTACTAAAACTCCCCTCCACTAGTATCTTCCGCTACCTCTAAGACCTTGATCTTATTAAGGTAGGTTGAGACACCATGTACAGGATGTTCCTGACCCTCAGCGTACAACACTCGTACCTTAGACCCTCGACCTATGCGACCTTTAAAGGGTGAACCCTTAGCGTCCAAGACAGGCACATCGTACTTAGTGCTGAACTTGCGCTGTTTGACACCTTCATACTCTCGCATCTTAACACCCTTAGCTGACAGGTCTCCTGCTGTATCATCATCTAACGATAACACAACAGAGAATTTACCTGTTGATTGACCTTGATACGTTTCGTGCTCATCAAGATTTTCAAACGCTAACAAACCTTCTAATACTGCCATAGTTACTACCTCTTTTTTTCTAGCTTAGTGGATGACCCTTATGTATAACTTAAGGATCGTTTGGTTAATACTATAATTATATATTAAATATTTTCCTTTAATACATAAGTATAGTATACCATGAATTAGGGCATAACCTCAATCATTCAAAGTTATACCCATTATTCATTAAATAAATACTACTCTCCTGTTATGTAAAAACTAAAATCACAATCTTCACCAAAGGAAATATACTTTTGTTCAGTCTTCACAACTTCACTAAGCACATATCCGTAGTCTGGATGCTTCATTACCTTACCATTTTTGTGCTTCTTTGGGGCATAAACACGCTTAAGATGTGATATTGTTGGATACTCTTCTAGCTGATTATAACAATCTAGATCAAAACCATATTTCTTTTTGACGTATTCCTCTATCGCCTCTAATACTTCATATTGACATAATTTAATTTCCATTACTGCTCCTCCATGTCCGCTAGGAATTCAAAGGGATTTACAAGATCATCAAGAATGATCTGCATAGGGCTGTCCATCGTTGCCTCATTGGATGCTGACAGGCAGTTACTGCACAACTCTGAGTAGTCCCCTGTCGCTCTATCAATCCTTCTCATCTCGAAATCATTCATTATAACGTCACACGCTTTGCATCTACTCATGGCTAAAAGCCCTCTTGTGTTGGTCTAAAAACTCTTTAGCTGTCAGGGTGTTATAGTAAGCCCTAACGCTATCCTCTGCGCGTTGGTGCGCCTCCTGTAATGTCATGGCTAACATCTCATACTCAACCATCTCATCAATCAATCGGGTAATAGGTCTGATGTCGTTATCATCGCCCCCTTCGTACCCTATCAAGCGTTCCTTTATTTTACTCATTGTCAAGTTCCTCCGTCTTATAGACATAACCAAAGGATATTACCAGTAACGGTAACAGTATTATTGTACCACTAAAGGGCATAGCCTGTAAAGAATCAGGGTCATTGTCACTAACCGTCCATACTGCCCTAGAATCCACGAACTCTATATCAATACCAGTACCGTTGCGTGGTTCTATCGACAGCGTATTTTTACCAATTCGCCAGTTCATAACTCCACCCCGTAAACATTAGCCATAAATGAGACTGCTTTATTTCGCATAACCTGCTTTGAATGCTCTGTGAAAGGTCTGCAAGCATAGACACTCTCTAAGCCCTCCATGTGTACATTGGCTAAGTGTTCGCGCCTAACCTTATCATATAGCAAGCCTTGAGCATAGGTTCTCTCATCCCCTAAACGAGCGAGAGCATCAAACTGTGCCCTCACTATCTCTTTTTGCGTCAATCCGTCAATCTGCATCTTAGTGTCTCCAATAGTCAATAGTACCTAAAATTACATAGCAGAGGCTTAACCCCGCTACACCTAACCAACATAACCTATCATCATTATCATCATGATTCATCATCAAATTCCTCATTTTTTGTATCTTTCTCAGCATCAATAATTAACTCACTGATATATAGAGCATACAGTAGAATTAAACCTAACACAACACCGATTACGTATGAAAACATACCTTAAAACCTCATATAATCCATTCTAAGCCTATTTAATGGGTTAGGCTATGCTACCCTACTAATAAACACTAGAAAGCCTTAGAGAGTAAATTAAAGGCTTTGTGGTGTTTACTCCATTCGCATCCGTTTGATTAGATCATGTGCCTGTTCCTCACTCATCTCATAATACTCTGCGAATCTAGCCACAGTCAGAAAATTATTAAACCAATCAAGGTACATATATTCATCACTAAAATGTTCAAATGCTTTTTTCATTGTATTAGCCTCCAATAGCTATTAAATTATTGATTTGTTTTTTCATTGATACACCATGCGCAGGGTATCCGATTACTGAAACATCCTTTTTCCAACAAGCGCGGCATGATCCGCATTTACCTTCGCGCGTACTGGCCTCACAAACTGTAACGCCTTTTAAACTGTGGCTGATTGTGGGCAATATAGTGCTACTGTTTGCCACATTCGGAATAACTTCACCTAACACGCCATCACTGGACAACCTAACAACCACGTTAGGCAATGCTTCCATGTCTGCGATAACTTGGGCAAACTTGCTAAACTTGTGCATTCTAGTTGGTAGCCAGTGATTACACCACGGAGTCAAACGCATGACTTCAAGCATCTTTTGCGCTAGTTTGATGCTGTACATATCACCCGAATCAAACCAACGAAAATACCTATCGTTATCTAACTCTGCGACCATATCAGCAACCCATGAATCACGCTTCCAATCTTCCTTGTTATGCTCCCTTGGTGCTTTAACATTAGGGAACCTATAGTTCCCGCTTGTTGCATAGCATCCTTTACACGCGGGGACTAGATCACCGTTAGAATCTTTTGATGCAGGACATGTATCCAGTGCCTGTAGACTCCAAGATCGACAAGGCATCTTTCCTGCTTTTGATAGTTTAATCATGCTGTAATACTCCAATAATTGTAACTTGTTATAACTTTACCCATAAATGCCGCTAGTGTTTAACGGCATCTAGGATACAGCTATCATGCCGCTTTGTCTAGTGGTTCTAGTGCCTCCAATAGTTTTTCCCTGATCTGACATAGAGCAATGTCTACGTCTATAATTGATTGTGACAGTTCGCCATCTTGTTCTATTCTAGCGAGTTCCTCAGCGTATGCCGACACCTGAAAGACTGCTTCCGCTAGTGCTTCAACGGGTGATAAAGCTTTGCCATTAGGCGCTATTACACTTGCACCTGTAGATTCTGCAGCGCTATCGCCTTCACCATCACCGCCACCGTTGCCAGTGCCTTTACTAGCACCGCGTAACTGTGCTTCGACTAGCTTGCTATCCTTGACCACCATAGCGCGTTTGTCTATGTTCAACTCTTTATGTATACGCTTAGTGACTCTATTAAAGATTGAACGAATCACTGCAAGCGATGCCTTATCAACCGCGCAACCTTCCCACAGTGTAACCAGTACTTTTTCCGCGCCTTTACCAGTGGCGATATGTTCGCTGTATAACTCGCTCACAACGTCAGTGACTGCAGTTTTAATCGCTGTACCTAGTACCAGTTCAGCCGCGAGCGCCTTAGCTTGTTTAATTGTCGTATATGTATTAGCCATATGTATATACCTATATAAATGAATGAATGCACACCTTAACAAATTGACAGCCAGAGTACAATGCTCATTATGCATGACCTATCAAAACTATATGCATCTAGCGCATGACATCTGGGGCCATGTTTTACCTTTATATATGCGCGCGTGTACGCGTAGCAATATCTATGCCAACTTGTGTACGCTTGTGTCATGCAATAGTCGTGCCAATATGTGGCTGTAGGTATCCACAAGCACACTCACACTTCACCTGTCAAACATAAGCTCGACCCAATGGCGGCCCTTGGTCACCCATGCAATACCCGTGCCAACTTGTGGCCCTGTGGATAACTTGTGTACTACCTGTGGATAACTTATGCACAGCCCCTGTGGATACTGTGGATAACTCATGTATAACCTGTGGATAACTTTAGGGGGCGGGGGGCCGTGGGTTATCGCAAGATTGTTACAGTACCCACTGGTATACAAAAAAGGTGAAATTAGGAAAAAGAGGAGGTATACATATGTATCCGTAAGTCATTGATTTACATAAGGAAACACAGGTTGGCCCTTTGGGGTTGACATCTGTGTATAAAGGCCAACATAAGTTGACACACAAGGGGCCTGGTTGGTCATAAATAGTTAGTAAATAGTTAAAATAAAGCTTGACTTTTAGACCAATACGTGCTATAATATTTAATATAGTAAAGTAAAGAAAAACAAGGATCGCCCTTAAGTATCCTTAAGTAAGCTTTAAGTATTTTATTAATTTTAAAATTAAAGAATATAGTAAAGTTTACTTAAGTATCCTTAAGTACATAAGGGGAAATACCTTGAGTGAAGTAAAAGTAGAGTCAGCCCCGTCCGCGAAGCGGAAAGGCCGCCCTAGGAAGTCAGATGTTGTGTCAAGAAAGAAAGGCACTACTGGTTTGTCTAGAGGTAGGCCGAAGGGTGATGCGGCAATCATCAACGAGTATAAAAGTCGGATGTTGACATCCCCTAAGTCTCGTAAGGTGTTAGAGTCAATCTTTGATGCGGCCCTAAACGATGATCATAAAAATCAAGCCGCGGCATGGAAGTTAGTTATGGATCGAATCCTCCCTACTGCTGTCTTTGAAAAGGATGTAGTCAAAGGAGCAGGTAGGTCAGCCATACAGATCAATATTACAGGCGTTGGCGGTGAGACTACCGTGGTGTCGGGTAATAATGATATAGAAGGAGAGTATATAGATGGCTAAGTATTTTTCCAGAGAAGAGTTTGCCTGTCAATACACAGGTGAAAATAAAATTAAGGATGAGTTCATTGAACGATTAGATGAACTGAGGGAAGCTTGCGGTTTCCCCTTTGTAATCACTAGCGGTTATCGCTCCCCTTCACACCCTATAGAGGCTTCTAAAAAAATTGCAGGACAGCATTCACAAGGCCATGCGGCAGACATTAAAGTTACGGACGGTGTACAAAGATTTAAAATTGTGGAACAAGCCATTTCGCTTGGATTCACAGGAATCGGAGTTGCTAGTAGCTTTGTGCATGTTGACACCCGTGATTTATACGATGATGGTCTTAGCCCAGTAATGTGGACTTATTAATTGACTGAGCTTAATGTATCGCTACTCCCGTGGCAACAAAAAGTCTTTAATGATAAAACAAGATTTAAAGTAATAGCGGCAGGTAGACGTACAGGTAAAAGTAGATTAGCCGCTTGGATGCTAATCATTAGAGCCTTGCAAGCTGAACGTGGACATGTGTTCTACGTTGCCCCTACACAAGGACAGGCTAGGGACATTATGTGGCAAGTCTTGCTAGAGATAGGTCATCCTGTTATAGCAACTAGTCATGTAAATAACTTACAAATAAAATTAGTTAACGGTGCAACCATAGCCCTTAAAGGTGCTGATAGGCCGGAAACCATGCGTGGTGTCAGTCTTAGGTTCTTGGTTATGGATGAGTACGCTGACATGAAGCCTGAGGTATGGGAGCAGATACTGAGACCTGCCTTGGCTGACCAAAAGGGTGACGCATTATTCATTGGTACGCCAATGGGTAGAAATCACTTTTATGATTTATATACATACGCTTGTGTGTCGGACGATCCTACCTTTGTAGGTTATCACTTTACAAGCTACGATAACCCGTTGCTAGACCCTGAGGAAATTGAAGCGGCTAAGAAATCCATGTCTGCTTTTTCCTTCCGTCAGGAGTTTATGGCATCCTTTGAGGCTCAAGGTAGTGAATTATTCAAAGAAGAATATATTAAATTTTCTGAGGAAGAGCCTGAGCAAGGTCAGTTTTACATTGCGGTTGACTTGGCGGGTTTTGCGGATGTCGCTAAAGTTACAACGAAGACAAAAAGACTTGACCAAACGGCTATCTCTATTGTTAAAGCAAACGAAGAAGGTTGGTGGGTCGCTAATATTGTACATGGGCGTTGGGGCGTCCAAGAGACTGCCAGAAGAATCTTCCAAGCAGTCAGAGACTACCAACCAGTAGCCGTAGGTATAGAGAAAGGAGCACTAAAGAACGCTGTCCTTCCATACTTAAGTGACTACATGAAGAAGAATCAACGCTTCTTTAGGGTGGATGAGCTTACCCACGGTAATAAAAAGAAAACTGACAGGATTGTTTGGGCTTTACAAGGTAGATTTGAACACGGTACAATTTCCTTGAATAAAGGAGAATGGAATAGTCAGTTCCTTGATGAGTTATTTCAGTTCCCTAACCAATTAGTTCACGATGATTTAATTGATTCTTTGGCTTACATAGACCAATTAGCTAACATAGCGTACACATCGGACTTTGAGGAAGAAGAATATCAACTATTAGACGCATACGCAGGGTATTAATATGCTAAATGAAGAAAGAGATCAATTTGTATTGGAACAAACGCTTGAAGGTTGGGTAATTAATAAGTGTCAAGGTTGGCGAGATCACTTTGATACTAATTATTCACGTAAATTTGATGAATATTATCGGTTATGGAGAGGACAGTGGTCTTCCGCAGACAGAACTAGGGACTCAGAGAGATCACGGATTGTCAGTCCTGCATTACAACAAGCAGTAGAGTCTTCAGTTGCTGAATTAGAGGAAGCAACTTTTGGTCGAGGCCGTTGGTTTGACATTGAGGACGATATAAATGATAGAGAAAAGCAAGATATATCTCTTTTACGTGAAACTTTGTATAAAGACTTTAAAAAGAACAGAGTACGGAAAGGTGTTGCTGAGTGTCTTCTAAATGCCGCTGTGTTTGGTACAGGTATTGCGGAGATTGTTCTTGAGGAAGAAAAGGAAATGGCCCCTGCAACCCAACCTGTTATGGGTGGTGAGCTAACAGCCGTTGGTGTTAATATTACGGAAAAAACTTGCGTTAAACTGCGTCCAGTAATGCCTCAAAACTTTCTTATTGACCCTCTAGCTACTTCCGTAGAGGAAGCTTTAGGTTGTGCAGTGGATGAATTTGTATCCTTACACTTAGTTGAGCAGTTACAGGAACAAGGTATCTATAGAAATGTAGAAGTTACTATGGCGGCTCCTGATTTTGACATAGAGCCTGATCAAGACCTAGTAGCACACGACGATGACAAAGTACGTCTAACTAAATACTACGGTTTTGTACCTAGACATCTATTAGAGATGGCTCAAAAGGAATCCGAAGCAGAGGAAATAGCTACACTAGTTAATGATAATGAAGAAGAAAGTAAAAGTTATTATGTAGAAGCTATTGTTGTTGTAGCTAATGATGGAACTTTATTAAAAGCGGAAGCTAACCCTTACATGATGGGGGATAGACCTATTATAGCATTTCCTTGGGATGTCGTTCCTAGCCGTTTCTGGGGCAGAGGGGTATGTGAGAAAGGGTATAACTCTCAAAAGGCGTTAGACGCTGAAATAAGAGCTAGAATAGATGCTCTTGCTCTTACTATACACCCTATGTTAGCAATGGACGCCACACGTATGCCTAGAGGTGTTAGACCTGAAGTACGTGCAGG